TCATAATGTAACCTCGTTTCCGTGTTCTGTACCTATTATACCACGAATGAACACATCATATGCTATACATAGTCGCCAGTTTGTAGACTGGTTGCGTTCTGCCCTATGAACTAACTGTGATGGGAACATCAAGAGAGTTCCAGGTTCGGGTAGAATAGAAAATTGTTTAGCAGTTGCAGGAACAAACCCTACAGTATCTGGTTCTAATGTGGGAACAAAACAGTTCTGATAGTGTGCTCCTTTATTAAAGAACAATCTACCACTCTCAGGGTCACACATTATATAGTAAACACCACTCATTACAGCGTTACTATGTGAATGCCAATCACAACTGTCTCCAGGTTTATGTGATGCTGCCCAAGACCTTACGATTTCTAGTTCAGTTGTGGTCTTAATTAATAGTGTATTGTAACACCAATCCTCTACCTGTTTTTGTATCTTATTATATACAGCAGGAAGAAAGTTTAATATATTTTTTTCTTTAGTAATACTTTTGGTCTCAAACCTGTCCCACTCTTGTTGATCGAGAATAGAAAGGGTGCCTTCTGGCACCCCAATATTTTCTTGAAAGACAGGAGTTGGAAATAACTCGTGCATCATAGGGTATCAATCCCTAGTCTTCTTCTGCGAGTTTCTGGAAGAAACTTAACGCATCGTCTTCATCTTCTTTAGCAGTTGTTGCAGGTGCAACAGTTTTTGCTGCTGAGAATGACTCAACCTCTTCTTTCCAGTTCGTATTTGGGACTGGGGTTTCGATGATTGGTTCGTTGAATGAAGTTGGTTGAACTGATTGTCCGAGAACCGCCTTAAGACGTGCTTCCAACTCTTCATAAGATTTGAAATTAGATTCATCAGTAAACTCCTTAAGAGAGTAACTACTGTTATAAATCTCCTCTAACTTAGAATCGTCAAAGTTACCTAGAGTTGATGGTGCATTGAAAGATGAATCATCATAGTTCCAGTAACCTGCTACCTGTTTGATCTTTAATTTAAAGTCAGCACCTTTCCAAAGGTCAAAAGGATTGATTGCGGGTTGCGGATCGTAATCATTTTGATCTGGTTGCATACGTGCTGTAAGTTTATCAAAGATACGCTTACCAAATTTGTATAAGAATACTTGACCTTCATTCTCTGGGTTTAGAGGGTCTTTGATAACGTAGATGTTCGTGTAGTAAGAAAGTTTTCTCTTTTGCTTACGTGCTATCTCTTTGTCTGATTCTTTTCCACTATTCCAGAGCATAGAATTGTGTGCACTAATAGGGCATTTCTTTCCTAAAGTAGTCAAAGAATTCTCAATGAACCAACCACCAGGACCTTGGAATGCGTGACTCCAAACTTGTGCCCAAGGCAGTTCACTCTCTCCTTGTGGAGGAACAAAACGAACGATAGCAAAACCATTGCCTGACTTATCAACACCTGGTTTCCAGAAACGATCGTCAGATTTTTTACCGTTACTATTTAATTTGTTGATCTCTTTTGTTAGATCAGCAAACTTACCAGATGATTTTTTTAAACTTGCGAATGACATAATTAGTCTGTTGTTTGTGTGTTGTATGTTTTTACTACCCCATAAGGGTAACACAATTATTTATTCGCGTCAAGTTCTCTTCTCCAACCGTGTAAGCGTTTCTCCATATCTTCCAAGACCTCTTGAATTTGCTTGCCACCACTATAGATTTCAGTCATTTGATCTATGCGAATCTTAACCTCTCCTGCTTCTTGATCTTCTAATGCCATCAATGCTAGTCTAGCATAGAATACTTTTTGTTTAGCAATGAGTTCTAATGTTTTTTCTATGTGTGTTTTCTTATCATCAGGTTTCATTGAAGGATAAGTTACAGACAAATCATACAAATCTTTATAGAGTTGTTGCATATTTGCTAACTCTTCTTTGATTACATCTGATTCATAAAATGGATCGGTCATAGTGGTAGTACTCCTCTGCTAGTTTTCTTTACGTAATTTAATTGCTGTGCATTATATTTAATCTTATCCTTAAGAGGACGAGAGATTAGTTTGTTTACAGTTTCAATTTCGATTTCATATTCATCACAGACAACTACGACTGCATCAATATAATTGGTTAGACCGTTGCTATTTTTAACAACATCCTCTACCATTCCTGAGAACTTCGCTTGTGTCATAAATTTGTCTTTGAATTCTTTCATTTGATTGTAGACATAAAGTCATCGATATAAGATCTAAGAAGGTCATAATAGTGATCAGGATTCTTTTCAAAGACTTGAATAGTACCATCTTCTACTGCAACAATAGTAACGATCTTGTTGATAGGAACACCACATCTTTCATAATACATAACTGCATAAGCAGTTTCTTGAACAAAATAATTCTCAATCCACATTTCTTTCTTAGGTTTCGTTGACGTTTTAAAGTCAATGACAGATAGTTCACCGTCAAACTCTGCTATGCAGTCAACGCGACCAGAAATGCGAAGATAATCACTGAAGAGACAACTCTCCAAGAGGTGTATGTTATTGATCCTATTAAGTTCCTCACGGGAGGACTGAAAAAGATAAGTAGCAAGAGGATTAGTTTCATCGAATGCAACTGATTCGTTCTTCAAGTAACATTCTACCATACTATGAAACTTATTGCCACGTGAACAAGCAGCAGTTGAAATCTTTGTTGCTTGTTTTTCTCCTACTCTTTTTCTCCACTTAATAATAGAATCCTTCTTACGATGACTTGTGATAGTCGTGATAGAAGGATACCATTTATTCTCTGCAACTTCATAGAGTCTTAAACCAGACTTCTTTGTCACAGAGTTTATTTCATTGACAGGTTTAGGTGGACCTACAGTTTTAAATAATGTTTTAGAGACCAAGGTTCACCTTTGAAATTAAGTATTCTCTTACGAGACCAGACCTGACAATATCTTCTATGCCAAATTCAACTGTGTCAAATGATGGCATTGTTTGCAAGATCTTCATAAAGTCTAGGACTCCATTCCTTTCATTGCTTTTAACTAAATCAGATTGTGTGTAGTCACCTGAGAAAATAATCTTAGCGTTCTGACCTACACGAGTTATTATACTATCAAGTTCGTGAAAATTCAAGTTACTAAATTCATCCACTATTATTACGCAGTTATCTAATGTAGTTCCACGGATGAATGATGTAGACCAGAAAGAAATAGTTTCTTGTGATCTTAAATTGTCATATAACATTTCAAATGCAGCATCATCAGGCATCTGAAACATATACTTTACCATATTTTTGTATGGTATTTGGTATAGATTTGATTTGTCCTCGTGATCTCCAGGAAGGAAACCAATCTCTCTTGTAGGGACGAGAGACCTTACCATATAAACTTTATCATATGGTGTGGACTGATCTAATACTTCTTTGAGTGCCAAGTACAAACTAATAAAAGTTTTACCAGTACCTGCACAACCGTGTAGAACTAGGTTCTTGTTTTCAGCATAAGACTTGAAGACTATCTCTTGGTTGTCCCCAATGGGTTCGATCACCTTGAGGTGATCCATATTAATAGGTTTTTTTCGTCTCATAAATTTAGCACTTCTGCTGTTGTTTTGAGAGGTTGTCTTTCGCTTTTTAACAGGCATAATTAAGTGTAGTTCGACAAGTTCGCAGCAGGATGGTCCGCTTGGATTTTAGACATTACTTCTTTAAATCCATCGGATTGTTTTGGTTTACCATACATCGTTGCAGGTGTTTGATTTCCAAAATACCTTTCCATTTCTGGGTGCTCGTCTTTATATTTATCGAGTTCTGCCATAGACATTTTTAACTCGATAATCTCACCAGTTTCTTTGTTTTTGAAGTCGTATGAGGGCATTAATGTTTACGTAGTTTTTTAGTTTTGTGTCTGATGTATCTGACTTGAACATTAATTAAGTTAAGTCTTACTTTTATTATAGCATACTTTAATTCTAATTTCACATAGTCTACTATTTTATAGAGAGATTCAAACCCATCTGTCAAAGCGATGAGCATTACAACTAACAAAAAAGTATAGAGTGTGTACATTAGGGATTTATTTTGAGACAGGGTTGTAAGTCTCGCCAGTACTGTTCGTCTGAACATTCACAGTCATCTTCACACCATCCTAATGCTTTAGAAATGGTAGGAAAATTACATATGAAATGATCCTTACATAACATAGCAAGATCCATATGTTCTTTTTGTGTTCCGTGTCCAGTACGAAGTTCAATGTAATGAATCCAACTGCGAAGGGAACCAGTCATATAGATACGAGTCGGTGTTGCCAATGGCAATACAAACCTAGCACATTCTTTTGCTACACCTTTCTTTAGTAACATAGCATATACATCTTGAGAGTCTTTAAATAACTCTTCAATGATATGGTTCATTTTTTCTATGTCTTCTGGATCAAGATCGTCAATAGAATTTTGACGGTTCTTATCATCTTGACGACGTAGAGTTGGTACAGGAATTTTATCTGATAACAGATTTGTATCTGCATATCTCTGAGAAAATTCTTGATATGTAAATGAACGATGACGAAGTATCTGTGCAGCGATTGCTCTTGTTGTGTTAATTTCAAGAGTCATTGTTGCTTGTTCAAACACCGACCAGTGACCGTGTTTAATACAATACTCTAATAGTTTTTCAACTTTAGGATTGTCTTGATTATTAGGATTAGATACTCTTGCTATGTATCCTATAGTTTTCTCAGCGTCAGGAGTTTTACTAATAAAACAAACTGATGCGTGAGACAAAGGTTTCATTGTACTATTCATTGACGAAAACATCTAGCGATTATAAGCAGACCAAATGATTGAAAGTAATTGATTGTTATCAAACCAAATAGAGTAGGCATAACAAAGTTCCAAGCAAACATTAGAACGAGAGGAGTTAAAAATACTGTGCCGATAAATTGTCCAACATCTTCTGATGTAGGTTTAAACTTTTCTTCCTTTGGAGGTTCCTCTGGAGTCTTAGGTTCCTGTATTTTATCTACAGTATAGATTGTCATCCTCTTCTTTTTCTTTTGGTTTTCTTGTCTTTGTCTTCCTCCTGTGGATTTTTCCATAATTTAGGGTTTACAATTCCTTGTGACTGTTTGAACCATTTAAAGTCCTTCTTATACTTATCATAATAATGGTTAAACATCTCCACTTGTGACATTGGTATGGCAATATCATAACATTCTTCACCATTCTCAATGTAATGGACAAGATATGCTGTGTACGGTAATGTTTTGTCTTCAGCGTCTGCGACACTGCACTTTTGTTTTAGGACGTTCAAGTTCAACTCCGATTACCCCATACTATAGTGGGGAATGCTGTTTCGACAACTGCTTTAGTAATTCTATAGCGTTTGCCAAGTTGTTTATCCTTTACTAGACAAAGAACCTTTGCTTCATCTTCGTGTAACCCTTCTAACATTTGGATAAACATATTTTCTTTCTTCATAGAAGGAAGATTGTCTGCTCCACCTTTAATAAAGTAATAGAACTTACGTGCTTCTTTTTCAAGAAGTGTATGTTCTGTACCCATAGGTGCAGGGTTGGGTCTGTAAGGTACATCACCATCTGGTATTGCTGAGACAACACTGTCATCATAGTTCCAGATGAATAGAGAACGAAGTGCTTGACTGTTGTTCTCTTGAAGGACTTTCACCTTCTCTGATTTTGTTTTGGCATTGTGTGCCTTCTGCAAAATTTCTGCAATAGTAAGTTTCATAACTTAAAAATAGTTTACTGCTGACACTAGGTCATTCAATTCATTCTCTTCAAAATAAGAAGAGAGGTCGCTCCTGTTAGCAGGAACTAAGGATTCATATGTATCTATAATCTTTTCACTTATGACTTTTGGTATGAACTCAAAGTCTATAAGTTTTTGATTACGACGATACTGATCCATAAGTTCTGGTGTAGTACAGAAGTCTTCTGGACTTAGTGTAGACCACTTTGCTATTTTAACCTTAGCAAGTGATTTTTGTCTACGTCCTTCCATCAAACAACTATCATCAGATAGAAAGTTTGGTATTCCATCAGAACGATCACCCTTAAGGATGTGTTCTGC